AGATGCGAACGCTCGGCACAGATGAGCTTTGAAGGGTGGTATGACCTTGAGAACGAAGTTACAGATCGTCGGGTTTTAGGCCCGTCTTTTCGGCCAGCAGCTTCAGCGCCACTGGTCCGAGCGTCACTCGGTCGTGGTAGGCAAACAGCACATCAGGCCAGCCAGGTCTCTCCAGGATTCGGTGCGAACCCCTCTGCCGCTTGATCCGCCAGCCAATGCGGAGCAAGGCAGCCAGCGCTTTCGAAGCTTTGACCGATGGCCAGCGGCCTGCAGACTCAGGCGGCAACGAAGGACACCTGAAGTTCGCCTGGCACAGCCTCCCCGTGCTCCAACCGGTCGGCGATCAAGCGTAAGGCCAGCGCCTGCGCCGCTGCCCAAGCCTGTTTCTTCGTGCGCCCGTAAGCGGTGACTCCGGGGAGCGCCGGAATATCCGCCAGCCAGCGGCCATCCTGCTCACGGTAGAATTTGACTTCCAGCACGAAATCTTGAATCCCGCGCGTCTTGCTCATGTGCTTATCATGCTACATCAAGCAAGGGTCGCGGCGCATTCACTCTCGGCATCACACCGCCCGGTTGAAATGCAGCACCATCCGTAGGCCGCCCTCGGCGTCAGCTTCAAGATCCACGACCTTATAGATGGAGCCGTCCACGATGACCTCATCTCCCCGCGCGGGCGGCTCGACGAAGGCCGCCGCCCGCACGAACAGCAGCGCGTAGACGCCCGGCGCCACATTCTCAGGCCGAGCCCCGCTGTCCACAATGCCCGTAACCGTGAACGGATCGCCCGCCGCCGGTGTGTAGGTGATCTGGCGGCCGAAAGCGCGCAGGCAGGCCTCGTCAGCCCGACCGACCGAATCGGCGAACGCCATCAGGAGAGGAACGCGCCGTTGAGCCGCACGCGGCCCGTAGCATCGCCGTCCGCGGCCGCCTTGACCGCAACGCCGATCAGTTTATTGCCGGTCGAGGTCTTGGTCGCGCGCTTGTTGGTGTTGTCCCAGTAAACGAGATCACCGGCCGACCAAGCCGTGCCGGCGCCAGTCTCGCGCGCGAGGTCGAAGACGCCCTCGACCTGAAACTCCCCCTCGGCTCCGCTCGCCACGTCGGCCGCAGCCACGCCGAAGATCGAGCCGACCAGCGCCCCGCCGCCCGAGCTGACGGCATAGGGCGCCGCCAGCGTCAGAGTGTTTCCCGCTTGCACGTAGTTCTTCACGTCGTTCCTCCTTAGGCACCCGCGTTCTTCTGCATCCCGCGCCAGTCGATCGCCTTGGCGCCGAAGTCCAGGCGGGCTTTGATTTCAACGCCGTCCACCTCGAAGCCCTGGCGCGTCTCGATGTAGACGCCGTCCTGCCCTTCGAGATAGGCGTATTCGATGGTGTCGATCTGATCGGGCGAGGCGAACAGGTACCAGGCCGTGGTGCTTGCCGCATCCAGGCGCGGTTCGGCCACCGGCGTGAGCGCCCGGATGTATTCGGGCACCACGTTGGCCGTCTGCGCCGGGGCCAGGTTCGCCGCCACAAGCTGAAAGGCGGTGAGCTGCAACGCCACCGGCACGGCCAGATACCGCGCCTGGACGTTCAGCGTGGTGGCGCCGTCCAGGCCCTTCTGTTTGGCCATCGCCGCCATGGCCGCGCCCAAGCCGGTCAGCCCCAGAGCGCTGCCCGAGCCAGTATTGAGGTTCGCGTGGTTGGCGTGGAACAACGCCACACCGTCGCCCATCGTGGGATTCGAGGTGATGATGCCCCAGACGGTGTCGCTCTCGAGCGTGGCCGCTGCTACGCCGAAGCCTGCCGGGATGCGCGTGAAGGCGCCCAGGTCGTCGTTGATGATGACCTGGCGGGTGATCCCGACGATCCGCCCGTAGGTCGCCAGCTTGTAGGTCTCCTTCGACTCGGCGATCGAGCCATAGGTGAACTCGCCCTTCTCGTTGACCTTCTGGAGCGCCGGCGATTCGCCGAGCTGAAGCGCGTTGATGTTCTTGAAGTCGGCCGCCGTGCGCCGCCGCGAAAACGGCAAGAACGTTCGCGGGTACGCCTCGTAAGCCTGGCGCAAGGTCTTGTTGGCCACATCCGCCAGGATGTAGGGGAAGTCCGAGGTCGCGAGCGCCAGCTTGGCGATCTCGTTGCGGCTCAGGCGCCGCGTGCGCGTACCGGCCGCCTCCAGGCACTCCCGCCCCAGGTCGAGCAGCGTCATGCCAAGCCAGTCCCTGCCCAAGTCATCTTTGAGCGGGAACAGCTTCGGGTCATAGCGGTGAAGCAGCGAGGCCGCGATCCCGGCGCGCCGCATGTCCGCCTCGTCGCGGGTGACCACGGCGGTGGCGCTGCGAATGGGCGTTTCTTCGCTGCGCCGCGCCAGCTCATCGAGCGCCAGCCGGCGGAACTCCTCGACCGCGGTGCCGCACTCGATGTGCTCGGCGATGAGCCGGGCGTCGAGCTTGGCCGCTCGCCCGATCTTGTCCAACTCCAGGATGCGGGTCCGCTCAGCCAGCGCTGCGGCCTGCCGCTCCGCATCCATGTTCACTTCGTTACGGGCTTCTCCGCCCGTCTCGGTGATGGTCTCTTCCATCGTTTGCTCCTGTGGGCCAGTTGCCCGTTCGAACTTGAATCCCGCACCCGGGTCGGCGCCGATCGGCACCAGCGAAACCTCCTCGGGTTCCCAGTCGGTGACCAGGATCTGGCGCAGGGCGGCTCCCTCAGGCGTCACGTCCTTGAGCGCGTGAATGGCCACACCCATCGAGGCGTTGCGCAGGATGCCGTCCTCGACGTCCCGCCATATCGGGGTGACATCCTCGCGCTTGGAGAAACGCACGATCGCCTTGCCCGCGCCGCTTTCGATCCAGGCCTTGGCGATCACGCCGATCACGTCGGCCACGGTGTAGTCGCGGTGCGAGTTCAAAAGCGGCGCCGAGCCGCTCGCCAGCCGCTCCAGCCGCACCGCACCCGGCTCCATCGAGAAACGCATCTCGTAAGGACCACGCGTGTCGTAGCGCCGGACGGCGGCGCCGGTGTACCAAGTGAGCGTCGCCGTGCGTTCGTCATGGTCGGCTGGAGCAAGGGCCTCAAACCGTGCTTCCAGCCGCTCTCTCTTGAGGGTCATTTTGAAGCTCCTTCTGCTGGGTCCCGCTCTGCGTCACCCGCCGCGGGTCGCAATCGAGCACGATGCCTTTCTCATCGAGCAGCCGGTTGATCTCGGCGATCTGTTCCAGCTGCGCGTCCGGATCGTAGCCTTGCTCGGCGATGGCCTGGCGCAGCGTCAGCGTACCCGTGCGGATGCGGTTGAGCGTCGCGAGCGAGTCCTTGTAGGGATCGACGCTGCCGAAGCCCGGCGGCGTCCACTCGGCCTTGAATGGTCCTGGCTGCGAGATCTCCCCAGCGGTGAACGCGACGGCGAGAAACCGCTCCCACACCGGGATGCAGAACATCGGGATGAAGACGAGCCACCGGAAGGCCTCGATCCCGTTGCGGAAGCTGAGCAAGCCGGCGCGGTAGCTCGAGTAGTTCACCCGCGAGAGATCCCCGGTCAACTGCTCGTAAGTGAGCTGCAAGCCGGTGGCGATGGTGGCTTGCTTGGCGGCGACGTAATCCCGGTAGCCGGCCACATGGCTCGGCGTCGAGAACGTGATCTCCTCACCCGGCCTGAGGTACTCGATCATGCCCGGCTCGAACGACTCGATCCGCTTGCCGGTCGCAGGCTCGGTGGCCGCCGGGCCGATGCTGGGACCTTCGGGACCGTGCGGCTGGGTGACGAAGGCCGCAAAGCAGGCCTCGATCTTCTTGCGCACCAGCTCGGCTTCTTCGTACTCATCGAGGTCGCGCAGCGTAATGACCACCGGCGCCAGCCACGGCACCCCGCGCACCTGACCGGGCCGGTCTTTACGATAAACGTGCAGCACCTCGGAGGCGGGCACGCGGGCGCTCGTGAGGCTCCCGCGCAATGAGGTCTGCGTCACCTCTCCGGGATGGCTGCCGAACAGCCAGTAGTAGATGCGCCGTCCCACCAGGTCGAACTCGACGCCCTGGATGATGTAGCCCGTCTCGGTCTTCTGCGTCTTCGACTGATCCAGGTAGTCAGGCT